CGTTCAAATCGTCTTGGGTTACTTCTCGTTCCATAAAAACTCCAAATTCTTTTATAGTATATTTATAACTTTATGTAAATTTTTGTAAACCTAACAGTACTGCCCCAGTACGTCGTTTTCCTGGGGCAATAGTAGGGTTTTATGTATTGAACAAAATCTGGGCAGTGAACGTCGCTTCCTGGGCAGGAATCATTATTTGGTAATGAATGGTGCTACCAATAAGCCCTGTGGATGCTCTTTACTGACTACATTGTAAACTTCTATTTGCGATTTTGGTAATTCGTATAGTTGAATTATACCAGCTCTCAGTTTCAATTCCATACGCAAACATTCACACAATGCGTAAGCGTCAATAATATCTGATGTTGGACTAACACCTTTTCCGTTATCAACCTCTGGCAAAGTGCTCAAATCAGGTTTTGTTTCGGTCCAAGCGTCAAATCCATCTCGCATACCGATTTTATCACTCAAACCATAACCAGAGAAAAACTTCTTATTGGAGTTTACAGAATACAAACGCATTTTCTGTCCGCGGGCTACTTCAGCAAGTTTAATGTTGCCTTCAAATTCAGCAAGTGAGAAAATTTGTCCAAGGGCGCCGCTCTTACCATACGCATAATCTTCTGTGCTGATATATTCACAATCCTTCGTCCATTCAAGAATTTTATTTTTCATCCAATTATATTTGGCATAATCACTATTAAAATCTTTATTGTTGTAATAAAGAATATTTGTTTGTTCTACTTTCTTCTTATTAGTGAAACCATAATACTGGACTTCTATAATATCCAATGTTTTATCGTCTAATGTTTCTACTATAATTCCACTTGAAGAAATGGAAAGGTCTTGTCCTGCAATTTTCATAATCTCACCTATTCAATAAAATTATCTAATTCATCCTTATGTTCAATTCGTTCTTTTGCGATATTGAAATACTTTTCTTCTTTTTCAATACCAATGAACTCTCTATTTAGATTCTTACAAGCCACACCAGTAGAACCGCTACCCATACAATTATCCAAAACCAAATCGCCCTCATTCGTAAATGATTTAATAAGCATTTCTAATAGTTCAACTGGTTTTTGTGTTGGGTGGACTATATGGTGTTTATCTACTCTTGTAAATTTTAAAACTTGTTTTGGGTATCGTGTTCCATCGTCTTTATAAGCAACAGGAGTAATTTGGTTGTCTGCACTCAATTTACCCATACTAGAAATAGGAACTGTGACAACTGGTTTACCATTATGTTTGTATTTTTGCGGGTTATATGTGCATTGTTTTTCATAGAATATGGATATAGTTTCTACATTCTTACCAAATCGTTTTTTGAGTTGAAGAATATTTGTTGGTGCTTCTTTCTCCCAATACAAATCATACTTGTAATCGTCTAAATTACTCAAACGAAGCATTGAAGAAAAAGGTTCTTGTCCGAATAATACAATGGCTGCATTTGGTTTACAAATTCTTTTATATTCTTTCCACAAACTTTCAAATGGAATAACAATATCCCAGGGGCATTTGGTTGTCCCGTATGGTAAATCACATAAGACCATATCTACTGAATGGTCTTCTATGGTTTTCATAATTTCTAAACAGTCGCCATTATATAGCATTATTTGCAGCTCAAAATCATAGTATAATGTTTATTTTGGCATTGATATTCAATTTTCAAATCGTGGTCGAAAAATTTTATATCTTCCAAAATAAGTGATTGGGGTGCAGATTTTACTGCTACATCCTTAAATACCTTTTCAATTTCTTTATCGGTATTTTGATTGTATGGAGTAAATAACACCTTACTCAATTCTTGTTTGAGTTGTTCATTAATTTCTTCGGCTGTATTAAATTTTACTTCTATCATAAAACTACCTCACATTTTTTATGTATAAAAGAAAAAATCAGGATTTTGAACCCTGATTTTCAAATTTGTTTTTAATTGAACTTATTTTCTTAAATATCTTAATTTACTACTATCAAATGGGTCATCCTTAATATTTGGAATTTCTCCGTGAAGCAATAAACCAATTTGGTTTGCTGTAAGAGCTTTGAAAGCCAATTTACCAAATTCTTCCCAAGTTATCTTGGTAGATTCGTTTTCAATATAATCTCTATATGTTTTCTTTATGGATTCAGTAGTAAATGCAGTAGATTCATTCCAATACTTTCTCAAACCATTTTGTTCATTTGGCTGATATTTAAAATCGTCATCATCCATATGGATAATACCACAATTAACTTTTAATGATACTGGTTTAGAGTTTATTGTTTGATAACCATAACCATCATTAGCACCGAAAGATAAAATTTTATCTAAACCTGCACATAATTTGTCAAAATTATAAGTCTCGTCTATGTTATCGCAACAAAATACGATTACACTATTCTTACCCTTTTCACGAAAACACTGATAACCAAGTTCTTTGGCAAGGTCTTTAATATCATAGAACAAATCATCAGCCTGTTATATATCTACACCACCTTCTACCAAATATCCAGCATCAATCAATGTTTGTTTAGCTTCGTCTAATTTCATAATTAATCTCCGAATACTTCCATAGCATCAATAATTGCTTTCTTGCCTGCTTTTGTAAGTGAGAATGATCTGCGTCCATTTGCCTTAGTTGTTGCAACATATTTGCTATTATTAGAAGCCCAAGTTCTCATATTCATCATATTACCATTGAACATTTCATTTCTCAAATCTAATGCAGAAACCTCGCCATTATTATCGTAAATGAAGGCTAATACATTGTATGTTTTGGTTGGTCTGCCAGCACGAATTAAGTCCATAGCATTATCGCCTGACATTTGATAATCAAAGTGTGTTTCATAATCTGGTGAAAATCTCTCACCTCTCATAAATGCTCTAAAATTATCGTCAGTTTTAGCCTGTGTTCTAGGGCTAATTCTTTCAACCAAATAACCAGCATTTTCTAATAATTCTTTTGCTTCATTTAGATTCATCAGATACCTCATTATCTTTTTCTATATTTATGACTTCCACGCCTATGCCACAAATGTTATGGTGTTTTTCTTCATACCATTCTTTTATCTGTTTATCAGTCCAATCGTCTGGAACATAGACTTCATAAGCCACATCTGGATATTTCTTTTTACTTCCTTTTACATTATATTCAATGGAAACTTTCATCTGGTTCGCCTTCGTATCTAAATTCGTTAATTTCGTCAACGGTATCTACCTCATCTGGAATTAACAAATGCTTTTTCTTCTTTTCAAGCATTTTCGCTTCGTAATACTCTTTTATGGTAAAGTTATAATAACAATACTTTAAGCAACAACCCAATTTGATTAGACACAAATGGGCTAGATGGTGTGCTCTGGGTGGTAATTCTACCAAGTTTTCTTTTTTATTACTCCCACCTTCGCTACGAGGTACAATATGGTGTTTCTCAAAATATTTTTCGTTAGTCCAATAATCAGTTTTACCTAATTGTATTAACTTATTATATATTTTTTGATAATCCAAATTTACTCCTTGTTATTTTTACCCAAATCCAATAAGTATTTGTTCATTATAGTGCCAGGATTTTTCATTATTATATCTCCATCATATTCAAGATATAATGGAACCGCTTTATTGTAAATCCTATATGGATTCAATATGTTTTTCTTATTGTAATATCGTATAGCATTTTGAATACCTATACCTTCTCCGAAATATGATAAAATTTCTTCTTTTGTGAAAACTTTTCGTGTATCGTCTTCTCTAAAATTAGATAGTTTATCAAAACGTATCATAAATTCTATTCTGGCACCAAGTGGCAAATGGTGTAAATTCAATGCTTCAAAACAATTCAAATTTTTTGTTGAGGGACCAATACAATAAATCATTGGAAATCTATCATATCCTGGGACGGTGTCATTAGCATTGTGATATTCAAAAGTGTACCAAAAACCATTTACTATGCGGCTTGTTTTTTCAAAATTTTCATTCATATTTTATATATTAAAATTTATATATTATTTATGTAAAAAATAGTTTACAATCCCAAATGTAAAGAAAGTTTTACATAAAAATGTGAAAAATCTATTGACAAATGGTGCAGTTTAAACTATATTTAATTATGGAAAAAGAAATCCACCACACTACCAAAGAGGTACAACTATGGCAATTCGCACCACCGAAAACAACAACACCACCACTTCCTATGTTGGTATGGTAGTTCGTGAGGGACATGAAACTGTCCAAATTATGTCCGATGTTTGGGAAACTTGGCATTATGCTATCGTTTTCAATCCTGAAACGAAGGAAGAAAAACGCATTTACACCGGCGACTGCGAAGTAGACGCTAGCCCGGAACTGATGGCCGAATATGAGGCGTTCAAAGAAGCAGAACGTCGCCACCATAAAGCCTGTCAACTTTGGGGCGAACATAATCGCAATATTGCGGCCGCTCACACCCTGAGTATCACTGTGAAGGAACTGAAGAAGCTCCATCGCACTTATAGCGGTCGCCTCTATGATGGTTGTTGGGACCTTCTCAAAACGAAGAAGTTCCGTAGCACCTTTAGGGCCTCTCTTGCAAACCAGCTCCGTAATTGGTTGAGCGAGAAGGAAAACAAATTCCCGTATCCGTTCTCCCGTCGCCAGGAAGAATGCGTTATGCCCTATAGCCGTTGGTAAAATTTCACCACTAAAATAAAGGACCCTCGTTTGAGGGTCCTTTTTGTTATTTCTTCTTTTTAGATTTTCTCTTTTTCTTTTTGCGTTTTCTCTTTTTGGTAGAAGTAGTTGTAATTATACCAACAGGCCACAAACCAAAAGGAATAGGTCTATGGTGGTGCATTGGGTGCGGTGGGCAACATTTTTGAATTTTACCCATTGGGGCAGGTTCTCCCAAACGCATCATTGGAACTGCACAACCTTGCATTGAGTGTGGAATACCCTGGTCAGCACCAAGTTCACCTACACCCATAGTAAAATCTTCATCAAGTTCTTCTTCTTTTATAACACGATAACCAGCACTCTCTAACAATTCTTTTGCTTCTACAACATCCATAGATTCGCCCATGTGTTTGAATTTGCGAATATCACCTAAATGTTTTTCTGCTTCTGCTTTAGTTTTGTGTGAACTGATTATATGACCATCTTTGTGCGAAACTATAACCCATTCCGCTAGTTCTCCATTAGAATTTTTATGCCCTTTTTGATGTCTAACCATTAGTCACCGCTCCAGTTTCCGTTTGGGTGGTCTTTGTAATAACGAGCTTGGTCTTCAGCAACAGAATCAAAGTAATCACTACCTCGTTTCATTTCTTTTCTAACAAATTCTTCATTATCATTCAACCACTTTTCTATTTTGTTTAGATTTTCAGCAGTTAAATCATATCTTCCTCTTGTCCAGGTATTACGAGTTGCTGTTAAACCATCAATATCTGATAAATCTATGAAAGCACACAAACCAGTCCATTTATAGAATGTACCTTCTGTCCAGTCAACATTTAATGTAATTGCTCTTTCAAAATTAGGGAAAACTATTTCGTGGTCGCTAACTTTGCCATTTCGTTCTTCTAATTTAGCATTAGTTTCATTTTTGACAAGGTCTTTGTTGTATTTTACAACTTCATCGCTTTTACTACGATAAGTCTCAATTACACTATTGCCAGCACTAGCATCTATTTTTGCATTTTTCAAAAAATAGTTAATTCTACCTTGGCAATTTTCTAATTCGTGTGTTAAATGCCAAAAATCTGACATATAATTAGCAAGTTCAGCAACATCCATATCTACATATTTTTGCCACTTAGGATAATAAGATTTGAATGTAGCAATAGCATTACCTAAATTTCTCCAGTTACTATCTCTTGTACCTTTTTGGAAATCATCGGCAGTGATTTTCTTACCATTTATTGTAACAACTGCACTGCCACGAGGTCCATTATATTCTTTCTTAATTTCAAAATCTTCAAGAATATATCCTTTGCTATTTAAAAACTCTTTGGCTTCTTTGAATAACATTTTATTCTCCTTCATTAAATAATGTATCGTGTGGACCTTTCAATCTCCACGAACTTGTCATAAAATCTTTTCTGCTTTTTGTATAAGTTTTATCATTATCTTCAGCTATAAAAGTAACTTCTGTGGAATTAAATTTAGTTATCTTGACCTTTACGGCACAGCAAGTTTTTATTTCCTTAACCATAGTCATATAAACTCCACCTACTTCTAGTGTGAAGCCATATCTCTTTAAATCACCATAACAATTAGGGCAAGGTTTATTCATTTTAATGTTCCAAAATCTTATATAATTCGTCATTAACTTTACGAACAGCATATTGTCTAGTTAGAATACTTGCGTTCTTAAAATAATTCTGTCCGCGTACATTATTCATTACACCCTTTATCCAGCTAACACTTGTCATATAAGCAATTCGTGGTGCTAACCATTCTCTAAGTTTGAAAAATAGCAAATCAAGATTACTGATACAATCATTTTCTTTAGCTGTCTTTGGTTTTCTAATAAGTTTACCCTTAGCATCAATAAGACCTAAACGATATGCTTCTGTTTTAGTAGGGAGTGTAGTTAAACCTTTCAAGATAATAAACACCAAAGCATTGTCAATTTCTCTGTTATGTGTAGATAAGTTAATTTTGGCACCTTTCTGTTCCAAATCAAGTACTGCTCTGGATGATTCAGTTAATACTCCATTGGCTTCCATATATGCTGACAACATTTCAGCATTGTTCACCAATCTATGTAAACCTCTTTGAGAGTTTGAATCTGTCAAACTCTCTTCAAGTCTTTTCCATAGTTTCTTTACATTTTCTATTTCGTCCATACACTATTTATAAGAAAAAACATGGACAAAAAAATCCCTGTCTTATATTAAATTTTTGGTTAAAATTAGAATTTCAAGTTTTTGAAACTCAATTTAAATTCACCTGTTGTACCAATTACTTTATTTGAATCTTTAGCAGTATATTCATCTTCATTTATTGTTTTCAAATCTGAAGTAATACCAAATTTCTGTAAATTAGGATAAATTTCTTTAATGAAAATGTGCTTCAAATGTTCGTATGTACCATCTAAATAGAAATCTTCTCTATCAGGTTCTTCATCTGCCATTTTAACAGCATAGTTATGAGTATAACCCTTAACTCCAATTACCAATTCATTACTTTCTTTTAAATTCTTATGTAATTTTTCAGCCTTTTCAGGTACCTTTTCCATATCGTTTAAAACATATTTAATTTTACTTCTCAATGATTCTACATCAATCTTATGTTCGTATTTTTCACCGATATCATTTAAATAACCATACAATTCTTTATATCCAGCTTTTACTCTATCGGCATCAAATTTTGAACCAAATAATCCTTCGTCAATTAGTTCATAACCTTTATTATTCAAATACTGTTTAGCTTCTCTTAAATCCATATAAATTCCATATTATGTTGTTTATAGTATTTATAAAAATAGAGACCATTCAGGTCCCTATAAATTATTTTGTTAGCATTATAGTATCTATACGCTCGTCTTCTTTACCTTCTCGTACCTTTTCCGGTATCCAGGGCATTATCGTCTTGTCTACTTCGGAAAAATCAGGTTTTCGTTCCCAAGGAGACCATTGGTCTTCTCGTACGATTTGGTTTGCGACATCAGGAAATTCCTCGCATATCTCATCCCAACTCAAGTGTCGGTTTGTTTTATACTTTGGTATATCCATTGTTTACCTCCTAACTCTACAATTTTGAATAAATTTATTTCCATATTTATACTTTACATATTTTAAGAATGGATATATTTCAGCAGAATGTAATACAATCACATTATTTTCTTTCATACATTTAATTTTTTCATCTGGTATTTTATATTTACAAGATGAACTAATTAAATAATCAGATTTTATTTCAACTATGCAGTCAGTTAATATAAAATCTGGAAAATACTTATAATCTTTCCCATCTTTATTGTATGTAAAATATAAATTACTGTGGTATTCAAAAGTTATATTATTATCTTTTAACCAAATATAATAAGCCAATTCCCACGAACTATCAAATTTTACATTATTATATTCATATTTAGAAGTTCTATTTCGTAATATATTTGGATTTTGTTGAGGATTTCTATACCCAGTCTTTTTAAAATAATTTAACTGATACTGGTCAATCCATTCTTTTGATTTAGTCCAATGTTCATTTCCATATTTTAGTTTACAAGTTGAACGTCTTTTATTATTAGTTTCTTCCCACTCTTCATCAGTTCTTTTATTCAAACTATTACTAATCTTCTGTTTTATTTCAGGTATTTGTGCTATATTTTCGTATTCTTTACCATATTTAATTTTAAAAGCTTGTTTTGCTTTTTCTTGACATTCTTTACTTGACAAATAACATTCAGTACCATATTTTTCTTTTATTATTTGTTTTACTTTATCTTTAAATTTATCAGAATGTACAGTACATACATTACCATATAATTTTAAATTAGTTTGTTGTGTATGTATTTTCTTTAATGGCGATTTTTGAAAACATTTAGAACAGCATTTTTGATAACCGTTCTGACATTCTATAAATTTTTGTGGGTTCACCACAAACTATACATTTACCTTCATCTGGTTTTTTCATATATGTATCATAATATAATTTCCAATTTATATTATGGCATCTTAAATGTGTTGCTAAACCTCTATAATCTTTAACAGGTGTTTTACAAATTAAACACTCAATCATATCTACTCCTTAAAAAATGTATGTGTAATAACCAGTTACACATACTATTTATAATAATTTACAGTTAGATTTGGTTAGAATCAAACAAAGAGTAGATGTTTTGTCTGTCCTGTAAATTAGTTTAATTATAACGATACAAAATTCTACCTTTTGTAGAATCATATATTCCGATGCCAAGTTGTACTCTGTCATCTGGGTTAATTCGTATCTTAAATCTGCGAATGTTTCCAGACAAGGTACATTTTATAATCGCACCGTTATCTAGTTTTACATCAAACATAGCATTAGCGAACGCTTCCACAACGGTGCCATCCACCACTACCATATCTTTGACTTCTTTTTGTTTTCTGTCAGTTTTATTTTTCTTCATTAGTTTGTGTGTCCTTTTCCTTCTTCTTTCTAGTTTTCTTTGCTGGTGCTGGTTGTTCCACAGGTGCCGGAGCAGGTTCTTCCTTTTGTTCTTCTATGACAGGCATAGTTAGAATTTTTGGAGTAGCAACTTCGGGAACTTCCAATGCGATAGGAATTTCTGCTGGCTCTGTTGGTGTTCTAACAGGAACAGGTTGTGGAGCGAACACCGGGTTTGTTCCACCGGCTTCGTGTTTCATAACCTTTGAAGGGTCAATGTTCAAAGCCTGTTCAGCAAGTTCCATCATTGAAAGTTCTTTCTGTGGCTCTTCTTCTACTTTTTCTTCTACAGGTTCTTCTACAGGTTCTTCTACAGGTTCTTCAACTGGTTCCTGAACATCTTCGTAGATTGGTTCAGGTTGTAACTGTTCGTCAATGTATTCTTCAGTATTAGGATATTCCATCTCACCTTTGAATTCAGGAACATTCTTCCAGGCAGGTTCTATATCTTGTATAGGAAGTGGCTTTGGTTTACGAACCACTCTCTTACCAGGTACTCTTCTCATACTTACTCCAGATTTCTTAATTTGTTTTGGTTCTGGATACTGTAATTCTTCAATAGTATCAAGTATCTTTTCATCCAATTTTTCCAAACCCTGAATACCAAAACGATAGAATATGGTATCAACCTTTCTCTTAATAGCTTCTGTCAAAGTATTAGCAGTATTTTCAATAGTATTTTCTGCTAATTGCTTTTTGCTAATTTGTATTGGACGGTTGTACTGGTCCACAGGCATTGCTGAGCGCTGTATTCGTTGTGGTTGTGGACGATATACAGGTTGTGGACGTGGTGCTGGTCTTGGTGCAGGTCTTTGAACTTTTGGCTGTTGATGAACTACTCTTTGAACAGGTCTTTGTGCGACTCTCTGTGGTGGCTGTGGTGGCACATACACTACAGGTTCTTCATAGTATTCATCTTCAGTATCGTCTTCTTCCTCACCATAATCTTCTTCAGTATCTTCATCCAATTCTTCTGTTGGTTCTTCCAAGTATTCTACCGGTTCTTCAGGAATCGTACGTTTATTATCTTTTTTAACAAAATCACGAAAATTCATTAAACATTCTCCATATAATGTAGTATTTATATTAGCCAAAGAGCTTGTCTGGATTTAGTGATACGATATAATTATGAAAGCCAAAAGTCTGTAAACAAGTATTCAAAAATAATTCTTCTTTACGGATAATACGATAAAATCGTTCTGGGTTAGTATATCTCATTTCACCCAATTCCTTCAACGATTCTTCGTCTTCAAAATAACAACGGAACTCTTCGCCATCAGCAACTTGCTCTTCAATTTCGGCAATTCGTTCTGGGTACTTTTTCATAAGTTGAGCGAGAATGTTCATAGTGTCCTGAACATTCTTTTGTTTATCCGTGGAAAAAGACCCGCACTTCTGCAGGTCATTTTCTTGGATAATTCTTTTCTTTATTTCGTCTAATGATAGTATCATTAAGCCAAAACCACATCAATTTTATCTATGATACCGAACTTCTTGGCTTCGCTAGGTGTCATATAGTTATCGTAACAAAGTTCCTTCTCAACTTCTTTGACCTTCTTGCCAGAGACTTTTGAAATGTATTTAGCTGTCAAATCAGTCCAATACTGAAGTTCCTTCGTTGTGTTTGCTATATCGTCTAACTTACCACCAGTCAATTCAATACCAGCTTGGTGTATCATAATTCTTGAAGATGGGAAAGCATATCGTTCACCTTTTGAACCAGCTGCCAAAATTACGGCTGCCATTGACGAACAAGAGCCTGCACAAATCGTTTTGATTTTAATACCCTTATGCTTGAGTTTTTCAATCATATCTATAAGTGCCCATCCAGCATCACATTCACCACCAGGAGAAGCTACATACAAAGTAATTGGGTCTTTTGTACCGTCATCGTAGAAATTCAATCTACGCATTACTTCTGTAATAAGTCCCCATTCAATGAAACCAGTTATCCAAATTATCTTGTTAGCAACATAATAGTTATTACGAATGTTGTTAAAGAAATCTGGGATAATCATTGGGTTCATACCCATAGCACCAGGTGGGATTTCACCGATTCTGTAATGCTTCGGCCTGTTCATCCGAAAGATTTTTAGTATCAGGATTCTTTGATACCTTATCCTTCTTTATTGACTTTTTGTCTACTTTCACTTTCTTCTTTATGCCTTTTGAAAAGACTGACATACGTTTCTCCACTAAGATTAAAAATATGTTCTTGGTTTAGTCTAATACCATCTATTTCTTCATCGTATATAATCTTAGGGTCGCCACTTTTAATTTGGGTGCCGAAGATTACAAGCCATAGAAATGCTACCAAACTTCTCTATAAGTTTAAACTTCTTTTGAACCTTATTGAATTGAAATACTGCTATTCCATTATTCTCGCTCAAAAAAGTATATTCTTGACCAAGTTGGTCCTTGTATTTATTACCAACAATAAACTTAGACATGACGCTTTATTTCATTCCTTTTCATACAAGTATTTAGTTTGTCAAAAACTTTTACTTTCCATTCTGCGATTTTCGTCTTTTCTTCAGGTGTCAATGAATCGTAGTCCTGAACATAGATTCTTGCGTAATCGTCAAAATTTATTTCCAAGTCTTCTAAAACCGAACAGACAATTAGTCTGACAAATTCATTAGTTGTTATGTTCTTGTTGTTTAGTACAAGTGCCATCTTCTACTCCATAGTTATCTACCAATTCTTTTAATTTATCACAAAAACTGTCACGCTGTTCCATATCTTCAGGTAGAATTTGGATAACCCTTTCATACCAGTCTAACATAGTTACAGCTTTGACAGTCTTGGATTTTTCAAATAAATTAGATGAAGAATTTATGAGTTCAAACACCCTTTTCATCGCTTCAGGGTCCTGAATGATTTTCAACATTTCCTTCTTTTTGTTTGGAAGGAGCTGTGGAGGTGTCGGAAAACTCTTTTTCTTCTTCATATTACTTGCTTTCGTTAAGTTTCTTATAGTCAGCCCACAATCTATCGTTAATAGATTCAGCAATTTCCTTATTTACAGGGAAAAAGAAGGACTTCTTCTGCTTATTGCTCATATTACGAGGATAAGAAATGTAACGATGTGAGCCATTATCAATAAGCTTAATACCTGTCAACTTCAATGCGTCATTGAATACAAGCTGAGCAATAGCAACACAACCACCCTTACCATTAGAAATAGGCAAAATTTTAGTTGATGTAATAGTTAAATTTGACATAATTTATTTTTCCTTTTTTGTATTTTTGATTTTGTGTTAAAATATATTTACAATAAAAATTTTTGTCAATATATTTTGGTTAATTTAATGTGTTCGCATAACTTGCCAAATCATCTAGCATTTTATTCCATTCGGAAGGAATTAAAATACCTTTGCATTCATACAAAGTAAGAATTTGTTTGAATACTTCTTTGATTTGTGGTACTGGTTCGTTATCAATAACCTTCAACATATCCGAAATAACATAACTTGGTAAATCGTTTAATGTTGTATTGGTAACTTCATTATTCATATTGATAAAATGCTTGTGGAAGTCATTCAAATACCAACAAAGTTTCATAACATCTTTCTTTGGGGTATTTTTATCTTCGTATCGCATCGCATATTTCCAAGCATTAGACAAATCACCAATGAGCCAGCGTGTGATTTCAATAGCTTCTAGCCCACTTTCGTGTGTGCGATAATGCTTTGGGGTATTAACTTCTTCTTCAAGTGTTTGTGCCATTAGATAGCATCCTCGTTCTTAATATACTCATTATATATTTTATCGTTCGTGGCCTTTGCTTTCTGTGCCGCAGCGATAATCTTTTGCTCTGATTCAATTTCGTACTTCTTCTGTTTTCTCTGTTCCAATGCCTTATTTATTCTGTAAGGCAAGAAGGCTGCCATAAAGAATCCAAAAGAAAGAAGACCATACTTCAAAATATAGCCACCCGCTACGAGGGCTATACTTTGAATGTTTGGTCCTGCTAAACCGAAACAAACTAAAGCGTAAGCATAAAGAATTACAGAAGCTATTGTAATTAAACTAACTTTCCAATTCATTTATACTCACTCCTTAATTATAGTGTTTCGTCATCGTCAAGAATTAAAATAGCTTCTTCCGCATTTGGGCAGACATAGAGCTTTTCACCCTTAATCTTAATTGGCTTTAGAACACCAACATTAACCAAAACACGGTCGCCTACTTTCAATCCTTTAGGAAGTGGTTTTACTCGCCCAACTCTTTTGTCAAAATGACCTGCGCCTAAATTGACAATTTCAAACATTGAGTAAGCAATTTGAACAATTCCTGGAATGTACAATCCACCAGCGGTTTCGGTCGTTAAATTACGCAATATCATTTTATCGTCTAATATCTTCATTTAACACCTCCATTAGTTTATTGTACATCTTCATCGGCATCAACAATCATTTCAATGCTGCTTTCAGGAACAACATTATACTTTGTCTTTGTGCCGTCTTTCTTATTGGTAATGACAATCTCAGGAGCGGTGGTTACATCAGCAACAACTCTATCTCCGACCTTTACATTCATTGGGATAAGTTCGCCGGTAAATACATTCCATTCACCAGGACCAACTGCTTCTACTGTGAACACAGCCAAACCCTGCTTTGACAATGGAGTAATGATACCAGCTGCTGATTTTCTTTCTTCACGCTTGAGAAATACTTTACTACCCGTTGCTTTCATTTGTTCTTTCTTCCTTAGTCCAAATTACTTTGTATGTGTCTAATGCGACCTGTTCTTCAATTTTAACAACAAATTTTGGGTTCTTATAGGACTCCATCAATTCCTGTGTGAAACACAAGGATTGAATGGGGTCGCCATAAGGAACTCCGTTTTGGTCGCAACGATATTTCGTAATACGCCAAATGTTCATATTATGCCATTACCTGCTTTTTGAGTAAACGAGAAAGCTGGACAATGGTAGATTCAGCTTCGGACATAGCCTTCTTATTACGAAGAATCTGTTCAGCAGTCATACAGACAGATGCTTCAAAAGCAGTCAATGGACGAAGGTGATTCTTCGCAACCTGAACGTGACGAACATTCTTTACGGTTGTGCCAGTTACCTGCATACGATTGCGGGACTGGATTGTTGAACTTGTTACCTGGTAGGTAAGACCATCGTGTGTATTCAATACATAATTACTTAACATAGTTTTTCTCCTTGATTTATTTTGTTAAGATTTTTGTATAATCATTTTGATTACATAACAAAATATAGAAACAAATTTTTTATTGTGTAAACATTTTCATTTTTTAGAACTGCATATAATTTGTTCTAGTTATTTTGTTTTGTATGTATTCAAATATAAAAAGAAAAAGAGCCCGTGAAGGACTCTTTCATTTTTTATTTTATTTGTAGAACTTATTGTTAATTAGGCTTTTTAGGTTCAAGTTTTCCTGTTTTAACTAATTCTTGGAAAGACATATTCTTTTTAACACCATAATATAGATAACTAGGTTTGAATAGATATGTTTGACCATTGACTTCTAGGAAAGTACCTTTTTCTTGTCTTTCACCTTCTTCTCCATAAATTGTTTATAGTATTTATAAAAAATGGGAGTTAGTTACCTAACACCCATAATTGAGAATGTAAAAATTTATTTACTTTTTAATTGGTCTTTTGTAACCAAAAGTTTTCATATTTTCTTCTTTCTTCACAGTCTTATCACCCTTAACCTGGTCCTTGTAATCGCAACGATGTTTAGCAACAGATTTTGAGTATAATTTTGTGATATAAGAACCTGTACCTAGTGCTTTGCCACCCTTCGCACGTACTGCCCCTTCCTTATCGGTTAGCCAATCCACTACCATTTGGACGGTACCGGCCTCCGACGTCGTTTCCTGGTCATTGAGCGTGTATTCAACATTGAAATCATTTACATAGTTTGCCGTGGTTGTCCATACCCACAAATGTAAATTATATTTTACATCATAAAGTGGAATGTTCAAACCGTTCTTTCTGTAATCTTCCTGGAATTCGGCAGTACAATGTTCTTCAACATATTTTTCTACCGGAATACCCTTAGTAGAAGCACCAACAATGTTTCCTTTATCGTCAACCGGAATCTGACCATTCTTTACAATGTCATCCAAAGTAGCCAAACCACCAGTTGCTGATACAGAAGGTAATGCTATGTCAATCTTAAATCCGACACCAATAGTTTCAGGTAATGAATCGTCCTTAGGATTTACCATAGTTACTTTGTATGGTTTCTTAGGGTCATATTTTTCACCAGTACTGTAAAATTCGTCTACTTTGTCTTTGTTGATTTCTGTTACAGGATGGATAATAGTAATGTCAATGTCTTTAGCTTCTTTCATAATTACCCATACAGTATCAGCGGCTTCATTACCAGCTTTATCTACATAGCGGCGGATAATATAATTAACACCTTTTTCCAATCTCTGTAAGGTTAATGTATCTTGAACTTCTCCATTGACAGTCCATTTTACAGGGATAGCATTTGTCTTAAATGCATCGTGTTCGTATGGTTCAAGAATTTCTACTTTAGGTGGAATGTCATCATAAACAATTTCTACACTAGCAGATGCTTTGTTTCCAAAATCATCCACATAATCGTAAGTAATTGTATAACCGATGTTACCCTCGTCATTCTTGATAATTTGTTTCTTGTCATTCATTGTATAAGTTACTTTGGTACAAGAATCAGCCATATAAGAAACTTCATAATCACCAATCTTTTGTCCAGTCAAATTGTCAGTCTTATATGTTACTACAACTTCTTTACCATTGACCTTCTTTGTATAAGAAACAGTTTGTACTGTATCTATTGGCTTACCAGTCTTCAAGTCAATAATTTGTTTGATAGTAACTTCTGTTCCATTGTCCTTGATTACTTCAACCAATTCGCCCTTATTTCCACCGATAGGATTTATAGTAGCTTTGGCTTCGTCAATCAAGTAATTGTATTCTTTGAGTTTAATGTCCTTTGTTGGAATAGTATCAAGTTTGACCTTGATTTCAAAATGCTTTTCTGTTTTGTGAATAGTATCTTTTACAGTAACAGTTATTGGATTTTCCTTCTTGTTTACATAGATTTTATTGTCTTTCTGTTCTTCAATAGTGATATAGTCAATGTAAGCATTTGTGGATTTAGCATTTGTCAATGTTACTACAGGTGGAGCATCATTGAACAAAATAACTACACTGTCGCATTTAGTTTTCTTTGTGTTACAAACCTTTACAGTAGTATCTTTATGTACTGTAATGTCAATGTTACCAATGTCGCAGTTATCTCCTTCACAAATTTGGTAATCTATCTTATGGTCTGGGTCATTTGTCTTTATTGTATCTACAGGTTGTTTATCGTCAATCTTTGTAATCTCAGGAATTTCGTCTTCATCAAGTACATTTATGATTACAGTAGCTGTATCATAAAAATAACCATCTGTAACGATAACCTTTACAGTATCTTTTGTTTTCTTTTCGTAGTCAATAGGGTTTTTGATTACTAATTGACCTGTAGAATCAATCTTGTAGTTTGTTGTGTCAGTAACGATAAATGTTGGTTTTGTTCCATCATCGTCAGTACCAGGAATCTTACAAACATTTCCTGTATAGTTTTCTTTTACAGAACAAGTTGTATCTTTTGTATGTACTGGTTCGTTAATGTCAGTAACTTTAATTGTGTATGTTTTTGTATCACCAGCACCACTTGGGTCGGTAGCAGTAACTGTTATTGTTACAACAGGTGTCTTTTCGTAATCTAATGGTTCTGTCAATTTCAATACACCAGCAGAATCAATGGTAAATCCAGGTTCTTTTACTGTGTATTTAATTGGGTCTTTATCTGGGTCAGTTGCTGTGATTATACCAACAATACAATTCTTACAATTTTCAGGAACTGTCAATGTATCGTTTGGTTGTAATACAGGTGTTTCATTAACATTTTGAACCTTGATTATTACCTTAGCAGAATCTTTATCACCACTTGGAGTGGTAACATAGACTGTCACTGTATCAATATTCTTTGTTTCGTAATCAAATGGAGTTTTTAATGTTATGCTGCCCACACTACTAATATAATAGTCAGTAGTGTCGCTAATAGTATATTTAACAGGCTCTCCATCTTCGTCTTTTCCTTCTACTTTACCAATAGGACCTGTATAATTTTCTTTGACAGTAAATGTTGTGTCATTTATATGTACAGGTTCGTTTTCGTTTGTTACTTTTACTGTGACCTTCATTGTGTCGGTCAAATCAGTACTTGTTGCGACAACTTTGAATGTGAAACCAGTTTCTTTTTCAAAGTCAAATTCTCTAGTTGAAGAAATGTTACCTGCAGTGTCAATGGTGAATGGAACATTACCTACAATCTTGTAAGTAATAGTATCGCCATCTTCATCTTTAGCAGCAACATTACCAATTATTCCTGGTTTTGTATTTTCCGCAACATAGAATGTTGTATCTTTTGTTGGGAATTTTGGTCCTTCGTTTGTGTTTCCAATTTTGATAGTTACTGTAGCTGTATCAAACAAGACTGTAGGATAGTTCTTGTCATAGACCATAACCTTCAATGTAAATTCGGTTGTGTCCTTTTCATAATTGAAAATCTTACTTGAATAAATCTTACCAGTATTGTCAATGGTGAAATTAGAATCACCTTCAACAATTTTAAACAAGTTCTGTCTAAAATCATTTGTCTTATCTGGGTCATTGACCTTCAATGTACCAACTAGAGCTGGAACAGGTACATTTTCATACAAAGTAAATGTTGTATCATTCAATGTAGGTGCTTCGTTCACGTCAATTACTCCAATAGGAATTAGACGAGAAACTTCTACATTACCTGTATCTTTCAATGTAACCTTAATCATATCTACAGTTGTGGCTTCATAGTCCAATGGGTCTTTAACAAGTCTCAATTCACCTGTAATAGAATCCAATGTATATCTGTCAGTCCAACTAGAATCCAAATAGAAACGAGTAAATTGTGTTTCGTTTATAACTTTAATGTAAGAAACGGAACCTGTATCGTTTTCGTGGAATTTGTAGATAGCGGTTGTATCAAATTCAACATGCTTGTTTGGAGCATCTTTAATCTTAATCTTTAATTCACCATCTGTTTTACCATTTGGAAGGATGGCGCCGGAAATATCGGTAATCTTTAATACCAATATATCGTTTGGTTCTGTCAATGTATCTACTTTAACATTGATTTGAATAGGAATGTTTGGAACCTTAGCACCAGTTGGTATAGCAACTGTTTTCTTTTCACCATTGTTACAAATTGGGAATGAAGGTGGAATGTTGAAATCGTCAACTGTTACACCATCTTTCAAGTCAATACAATAAGTGAAATAAACATTGATGTCAGTTGTATCACTCAATTCAATAGGAATAGTTACTGTTGAGTCATTTTCACGAAGTCCGCCATATTTGTCAAGTTTGACGTCAATAGTATCTGGGTCAAATTTAACGAATCTAAAGTTTTCTCCATTATATGTGTTACCAATTCTTAATTGGTTAGCAAGCAACTGACCAGCAAAGTTAATGTTACAAGCAAGATAAATTTCCTTTGTAGAAATCATAGTACCTTGCATAATAGAATTATCAGACTCAGTAATACTAATGCTTTCATCAGTATAGATAATTACATTTCCACGATAATCTTTTTGTGAAAGTTCATAATTTGTTGAGTCAGTTCTGTAAACTACTTGGATTTGACCGTGTGTATGATAAAGGAAATGCTTTACGAAAATACGAGTCAATCGGCCACCATCCTGCATTTCAATCTGCAATTTTTGATGGTCTAATTTGAATTGGATAGTATCAAGATAAATGTCATATTGGTCCTTACCATCAGGAACAACAATAGTCTTTATATCACCATTGAACTGACTATCAAATATAATACTTTGTGAAATAGTGTCAGGCCAAGTAATTGTTGGAATAGAATAACCAACTGGAGCATCTGGAACTTCATTACAAGGAGTATGTAATGAGTCAATTACTACTAAATTACTACCAATAGAATTTGAACAAACAGTACCATATACTGTGTCTCTAGCAGTTGTTGTAATTCTAGTTGCTTTTACTGGACCTGAAGTTAAAGCATTGTCATCACCCAAACTCAAATCACCTGCTACTAATGTAGGACCGCCCAATTTCAAACGAGCATCGGCTTTCATATACCCGGCAGTACCATTCCAACCGGATTTATCTTGAATTACGACGTCATTACCAATCGTAATATAATCTCGCCCAAATAGCTTGTATTTGAGCATATAATTATATGCATCTTGTTGTGTTGCAGAATCTTTTTCAAGATTTTCAAACACGAACGGTTTAACATCTGCGCCTATCGCAAATGTGGCTATTGTCAATAATATAAGGAATAGCTTCTTCATTTAATCTCCTTTTTCAATTTCAATATATTTATATCTCAAACGCAATAAAATAAAAAAGTATTGCCGAATTGGCAATACTTGTAATATAATAAAATGTTTTATTGAGAACTTATATATTATCTTTTATGGCTTGTGCGCAGTCATATACATTCATTTTATCTAAAAAGTAATCTCGGATCCAATCTTCAATTTCATTTAGATTATTATTAAGTTCTACACCATACTTAGAAATAAGTTTCAATACTGATTTCTTATATTTGTCATAGGCACTACCGAAGAAACCTTCATCAATAAGTTCATAACCATTTTGATTTAGATAAGTTTTTGCTTCGTTTAGGGTCATATTAACCTCCACAAGCAAATGCTCTATCTTTCCAGTTTGGCAATTCAGCATAACGGAGCTTATAAATCTGGTCAAACGTACGGAAGTTCAATTCTTTTCCACGAACCTTAGGATTCTTTAAGAATTCGTCAGAGTTCATAAAATCAAATACTTCCTGTTTCAATCCTTCGTCAGTAATGTCTTTACCTTCGGAACCTCTTGCTCCCATAGCCTTATAGACCTTAATGTGTGGTAATACAGTCTGTAATCGTTTCATTACACCCTGAGCACTTAACACAACATCAATACAAGTACAACGAGTCAATAGAGCTGAATCTCTCTTATAAATTTCTGCCTTGGTTAAGTTAGAAATGAAAATTACTTCGCCTTCAAAAATGAAGTGATTTGGTATTGCTTCTTTACCGTGATGTTGGTCAGACCATTCTTGACAACGTTGGAGAATTTCTTTGTTGTCATCCAAATCCAATGTGTAAACCATTCCTTCGCCTTTAGTTGCCCAGGAAATTTCACGGAAGTCATTAGAATCCAAAGCACCTTTAAGAACATTGATAGCATCTGGGTCTTTGAAAACACTGTCGCAATCGTCAAATACAACAATCTTATCTCTGTTATACCAGAGTGTGTTGTACATAGCAGCAGCACTTGCTTTACCTTTAACCTTTTCCCAAGTTTCGTGACGCTTACCATACTGGTCAAGGATTTTTTCAACATTGTAAGATTTACCAATACCACCCTGTCCAGTAATCAACAATGCTGGGAGCAATTCCTTAGCAGCCATAGTAACATAGTCAGTGATTTCGTCAAAGACGATATCTGGGTCAGCATATTGGGTATCATCCAACTGTTGTTGTCCCTTCTTGACTAACTTGTTTAAAACTACAGTTTCTTTAGCACCCTTGAGAACCTTAATCTTTTCGCTGTGTTCTACATTGGTATCGCCACCTTCGCCTTCACCTTCAGGAGCATTAACTGCAGCACGAACGTCTTGATTATTCATATCAAGTGCTTCACCGATTTCGGAAACGGAACCGCCCTTTTCATACAAGTATTTTGCAATAATAGCCTTAATGTATTTCTTATTGAGCTGAACAATACTCTGGATTTCTTCCAAATCGGAATCCTTTTCATACAAGTCAATTACTAATTCGGCCTTGCCATTGTATAATTTTCCTTCGTATTCAACCTTTCTTTCGGTCAAAAGCGATTCATTTACTTCTTCTGTTGCTTCACCTTCAGTAGGTTCTTCACCTTCTGTGTCAATGGAGTTTTCATCCACCAAAATAGCTGCAATGTCTGGAAGAAGTTTGGCAAAAGAAGATTTGCCTGGTTCTGCGTCTTTTACGAAAATTTCTTTTGTTGGGTCTGTTTCATAGTCCCAGTCAATCCAAAAGTTAATGGAATGGAATTTGTTACCTTCCCAGTTAACTCTAATTGCGGAATTATCAGTCTTACTAACAAATAAGAAACCAAAATAGGTACCACTTGCGTTTGTATAAGTTTGACCATCCAATTCAGCATATTCTTGACTGAGTTTCTTGCCCAAAAATTCTACAATCTTTGTAGAAGCTCTATATATGTCGCCACCACTAACGGTAGCTTCTGTTAAAAATGATGCAAAATTCTTCATAGATATATTCCCTTAAATGTTTATAGTATTTATGACTTTTGTGCGAAGTCGTAACTATCTTTCCATTTGGCTTTAAGGGCTTCTTTCACATCATCTTTCATATCTGCTAAATACATTTTGGCTTCTCTTGCCCCAATCTCATATTCCTTGGAACAAGCCCAAATCAACAATTTTTCGTCATCTGTGGCTTTATCGGTCTTATATGCCTTATAATTGAAATAGTGCTTTCTGCGACCATCAATTAACGAACAAATGAATAGGTAATGTTGTTCTGGTGTAAGTCTGTATTTCTCCACCATAGCAATCAAAGGAGCATATTCTTCTCTGGACGAAATGAATCTGTTGATTACGAAGGGTGTCCAGAGCTTTTGCTGCTCTTCAGTTAGGTCTTGCCAAGGAGTCTTTACTGACTCGGCAATCAAAATCATATCGTATAAACTACATTTCTTTTCTTCAGGTTCTACATTGGAAGTCTTCATTTATTGTCTCCTGCTTATTGTTAATATAGTATTTTTTGAACCCTAAAACGATTTTTGGAATTAATTTTGTTAGTAATGATCTGTGCAAATTATAATCAAAATTAACTCCTTCCGTTTCTACCAAAAACTTTTCACTATTAAGCATTGTTGGCTTAATGTATTTTTGATAAACATAGTTCTGGTAGAAATTCTTAAACGAAACACTTCTGTCAAATAAATTAAACACAAAAATGTGGGAGTTCTTATAGAATCCCACCATATATGCAGGAACATTGTCCTGATACTTTATATCAAAAGTCATTTCATTAAAATTTGACTTTATCTCGTTTATTATCTGTTCAGCATTTAACTTATTCATAAAAGGTGCTAATGTTTGAAATCGGCCATTCTCCGTGAACTTTCTTATTCCACTTGTTAAAGAATACAAGTTTCAAATCATTAAAGTTCTTTGATGGAATACCGCTAGACTGGTGTTTAACAACCAAGTCAATAGTAGCAACCTTCAATCCTTTTTCTAGTAATTGTAAACAAATGTCGCAATCATAGAAGTGGAATTCTTTTAGATTTTCGTCAAAACGAAGTCCATTCTTAAATACCCAACGAGGGAAGAACATACAACAACCATCTACTGTTGCCATAAAATCGTGATAGCCAGGAAAATCCGCCATAGGGTATTCTATCTTTTCCATTAGAACTTGACCCTTTTCGTTCTTGATTTCCTTACCATTCTCGTCAAGTTTTGGTCTGGTTCCACCCTGAATAATATAGCCAGCAGTCTGTAATGGTCTGTTCGGTCCCCACCAAGTACAACTGTTTTCCAATGCCATTGTTCCAATCAAACCACAACAACCAACTGTTTTGTCTGCGAAAGCATTTGTTAGTTTGTATTCGCAAACTTCCATTGGACTTCTAATTTCAGCATCTTCGTGACGAAAACAAATTATTGGGTCTTCGTTTTTCAATACAATGTTTTCAATCGCATAATTGTACTTAGCTGCCATTGAATCCAATACAAGTGTTTTCTTTTTCTGCTTGATTTCGTTAGGTATATAAAAAATCTTATCAGTATCTTTTTGGTCTTCTTTTCGTTCTTTTACGGGTATAATTTGTATCATACAATATCCCTTTGAATAAATTTAATTTCCTGGTTTACATTCGTGTAACCAATCAAAATATCATTTGCGAAAGGACTATAATTTGCTACTGATGCTTGTGGGTCTTTCCACAAAATCAACTTCGCAAAATGATAAGAACCTTCTAACATTCTTTCCCTTTCTTTTTTATCCACACCAACACATAATCTATCTATGTCAATAGGTAGTTCGTTGTATTCATGTGCTTTATTTATGAGTTCAGTGCGTTTCTCTTCACTGATGTCCTGTGGAAAAATGTAGTAAGTCAACAAACAACGATTTTTCTGCTTTTCTATTCGTCTTTGAATTTCATCTTTCGGCAAAGGTTTGTCAGGAAATTGCTTTAAGAACTGGTCAAACTCAATCCAGTCTGCTTCAAAAACTTCACCCATTCGGATAAATTTAATTTCATTATCCAAATAAGCAACTGTAGCTGGCAATGCTGTTCTGTCAATAATCTTCGCTAATATAGATTTTTCTTCTTCAGTATTAACTTCTACGAAATACAGGAAACAGTTGTTTATCCATTCTATATCACGCTTATAGTCTTGACAAACTCGGCAAGAATCCGAAGTGAAAATATACACTCCGGTGCTTATAACCCATTACGAAGTTTTCAAATGACAATTTTTGGCTGTCAAACATAAATCTTCTCCATGAATATAATGAATTATTCTGTCAAAATGTGTAATCTCAATTCGGTCAAGTATTCGTCTAATAGTTTCTTTATCAATTTCAGCAGTCATTTCGGAAGCTAAAGAATTCACCATTGACTGCATCATATCTATGCCCTTCATAGCCTTAATGTCCTGTTGGGCTTCTACTGAGAATGAACTATGAAGTTTTCTTGCTCCTACACGAATTGGTTGTCTGAAAAATGAAAAATTACCGAGACTGATTTGCTCAATCCCGTTAATTTCATTTATTGTGTTTTGTCCTCTATCTACTCTTATACGCATCCCATCAATTCCAAGATACAAGCTGCCATTTGTAATGTTGGGTCAGACGAAGTTCCACAACGGAATTCATATTCGGCTAACAACAAAATTACCTGAGCAGGATTTTTGGTTTTAGTTGGAAGTCTGTCAAATAAGTTCTTAAAGAAATCGGTATAACTCATACCCTGTTGTTCAATGTAGTTTCGTATTTCTGCCAACTTTTTCTTTTCTACAATCATATTTGCCAAATCGTCACCGACATCCTTGAATGACAAAATACCATTATCAATCTTGCCATATACCTGTGAGTATTGCTGAATGGTGGCGATAATCTGACGGATAGAAGGGAAATATGCTTCGCACAATGGCTTAACAATTTCCGGGTCAAATTCAATTTTCTCAAATTTCAAGATACCAGTAATTCTCTTGACAATCGTAGGCAACAATTCGTCCTTGAATTTTGCCATATTGAAATCAAAGACCTGTGTTCTTCCCTGACGCAATGCTGGGATAATCTTTCCCAAATAGTTACAAGTCAAAATGAATCTACAGTTGCTCTGGAATTCTTCAATGAAAGCACGAAGAGCCTTTTGGAACTGTGGAGTCAAACCATCTGCTTCGTCAAGAATTACAACCTTCTGTCCACCTGAGAATGACATCGTTTGTGCGAACTCTGCGATTTGATTACGAATAACATCAATGGAGTTTTCCGAAGAAGCATTGATGTAAATGTATTCAGCGCCCAAATCGTGAACAATGGCCTTTGCTAGAGTGGTCTTACCAGTACCTGGTGTTGGACTACACAATAGTAAGTTTGGGAGTTCTCCGTGTCTTTACAATGTTGTTGAAGTATTTTGCAAATTCTTTTGGTAGAACAATGTCCTTAACAGTTTGTGGACGATACTTTTCTACGAACAAGTTTGATACTATTTTAGCCATTTTTCTTTGCCTTCTTTTTTGCTGCTCTACGCTGAGCACGGTTCTGTGGTAAAATTATTTCTCCAGTTTCTCTAGCAGATTCATATTTTGGGAATAAACACGAACAAGCTATTGGTTCACCAGTATCTGCGTGGCGACCGATAAACCCTCTTCCGTGGCACTTCTTACAGTTAGGATTTGGGTCATTCAAAATCAACCCAATGCCTTCGGCAGCAGCTTTAATTGCTTCTAGCGGATCCATATTTCTAATGTCTGCTGCTTTTGCTTCGTCTGTTGGTAAAAACATTTCTTTATCGTTCATTAAAAATCCTCATTTAATTTGTATGTGCGATGAATTGTTAAAAGTCTTTTCATATCATTGGAAAACTCAGCATCCAAGTCTCGCACCTCATTTACTAATATAGTAATTTGTTTGAGATTTAGATTTTTTGGTTTAATTTTTTCTGTCTTCAATTTACTGACCATTTTCTTACTATATGTCGCATATAAAGTAAGAACAGTTTTTGCTAAAGCCACATCATTTCTATCTTTTGGTGGTCTTAACATATACTTCTCAAACATTTCATCCATTATTATATCAACCCAATACTTGTTTAAAACGATTTTCCAATAACCGGAGAATCGTTTTTGGAAAACTTTGTTACCGCATAACAGTTCTTCAGTCTCAAAATTTTCTTCAAGGTATTTTCGTGTTTCTCGGAGCATTTATCTATGTATGTATTTCTGCTTTCGTGGATTTAGTTTGGGTGAATTATATTTTTTAGGGTCTTGCGGTACTACACCTACCAAAGCACTAGAAAACAATGTAGGAAATTGTCTTCTCACTAATGGTAATGCCATTGGCTTAAAAGCACCGGCTAGTAAAACTTATACTAGCATCCTGTTGCTCTAAATCGCTTAAATTGTCTATATCTGATTTTCGTTTTAATTTCATCTTTTTCTGTTTTTAAATTAAATGGTTCTATGATGTGTGGGTAAAGATTACTAGGAGTAAAAATGTGTGGAACATAAGGGCAAAAAACTACACCTGTTCCACTGTTGGATGCTCCAGTCCAACCAGTTGTCATATTTTGTGCGAAACCATAACTTGAGTTGTTTATGAACTGATAGTACTTTCGCCAAGGTTCACATTCATTAACGGAATCTATACTTCTGTCTACTTTCATTTTTACCTGGATTTGCGTTCCAATTATTAGGTCTAAGTTGTACTTTACTTACTACAGGTTTGTGGTGGTGATGAACCTGTGGTTTGATTTTCATTTCAGGAGTTTGGTTCTTTTGCATTTTAGGAAGTACTTCATTTTCACCATACAAATACCTTAGAGCAAAATAAAGTCCGCTGTGGCTGTGATGTTGGCATAACACTAACAGTTGCATTTGACATCATCTGCGGAAATACTTTGCGTATTCGTGGTATGTTGTAACCACTTAACTCAGAACCAAATTCAAGGTCACTTAATCGTTCTACTTCTCTTTTACGCTTAAGAATCAAAATCTTTCTCCATTTTTTCTAACCTTGTATTTATAGTCCTGCGTTTTAGTTCTAAGGTTAGTTTGCTTAATAAATCTCTAAATGAATCCTTATAGTTTTTATCCAATAGAAATGAGCCTGAGTTTATTGTTCTTATTCCATTTGGAGCGAACTGTTCTAATGCCATAGTTGCAGCAGTACTGTAAACATACATTCCGATAACATAGTCATTCCCAAAACTAAAGTTAACCAGATGGTTACACATATTACCATCTGAAAATTCATTTCCTAAGTATTCAAAATTTTGTTCATTCATTAAGAAGCACATTATCTCATTACGACTCATACGAAATCTTCTTTTAATTTTTCAAGCTTTGCTTTACTTTTTGCTAATCTATTAAAATAGTAATAAATTTTTTCAAATTCTTTTTGTTCTTCTAAACTGATATTTTTTATATAAAACATACTTGCGTCATAACTCATTTTATGAGATTTTATATTTGAAGTCCAAGTTCCAATTCTACACCATTGATACCAATGTTGTATAGTTCCTTCAGTTGTGCCCTTTCTTGGATTTATTATACTTTTAAATTCTTCGTATGTCATACAAAATCTTCTTTTATCTTATCTAACTTTTCTTTCTCAGCAATGTTCTTTGCAGTTTCAACATATTCCGAAATTGTATCTTCTAATTTCTTATCAAAACCTTCTTCATTTATCCAATACTGTGAGCTGAAATATGTTGTATGTGAACCATACTTTGAATTTGTACTAAACAATTCAATCGTACAAGTAGACCACTTGAACGAAAAATCTATATGGAAGTTCAACATTAAATCCATTCTGTAAACAACAGAACTTCCAATTACAGGAGTTTCTACAGCTCCATATTTCTTTTGTAGCAAATCAAAAATGTCACTTACTAACATTATCATAAAATACAATATAGCAAAAAGCGGGTGTATTTCAACCCGCTTTGTAAATTTTATTTTATCTATGCTACTTAGATTTCTTCTTCAAGTTCATCATCAACTTCTTTTTTGTTCTTACTCAAATCGTCAATGATTTCGTCTACTGAATAGAAGTCCAACATATCTTTCACTGATTTCTTTTTACGAAGTTCATTGTATGCTTCTTCAAATTTGACACCCTTTATTGATGCCCAACGAGCAGCTACTCTTTGAAGTTTCTTTTTCAATTCACCAGGAGAAAGGAAACTTTCATTCATATTAGTAGATTCATTCATTAGTTTATCTACGATTTCGTCAACGTCGTATGGTCCTTCAATCCAATTAACAAGTTCATCTACGTCCATCAATTCATCGTAAGCATCGTCAAGGTCCATACCAGTTTCTCTAGCATAGGCTAATGCTACTTTATCGTACTTTGCATTATATTGTTTTCTATTCATACTTTCTTCAATGACTCCCCAATTTTTCAAATTACCCAAATGTTTAGTTAATTCGTTATCAACAGATTCTTTCATATATTCTTCGTCAATGTCAATAGCAACATTCATAGCACATTCGCCTGATGCTAATTTACGCCAAGCTTTCTTAAAGTATTCTTTCACCAAACCTTTGGCCTGCCATTCATTGTAACCAAGTTCTTGTAATTCTTTTTCAACATCTTCAATGGTATCTACATTTTCAGGATTTACTACTTTCTTTCCAGCAGCTTCGCAAATGTCCTTTGCCATTTCAACCATTGTATCTTCTTCAAGTTTGGCTCTAATAGGTTTAATCTTTGTAATGATTTCGCTTTCGTCTAACAAATTAGAAATTTCGTCCAAATATGGTTTCAACAACTTCTTGTCAGAACGAGCAGCCGTTTCATAGAACTTCTTGAACTTAAATCTATAATCGTTCAACTGCTTTACATAATTCAAAGGTCTTTTTTTGCTAGATTTGAATTTGTTGTAATCGTCAAGTGTATGGTTAAAAATGTCCTGAACATTTTCGTCAAATGACTCAATACGCAATTCCTGGTTTACACCATTCTTTGCTTCTTTAATCATAATCTGACCATACTTGGCATAAGCCTTTTGGATTTTCATTACTGCTTTATCCAAATCTTCCTTTTCACCAGTAATGTAAAGTGTATCATCTTCACATTTGGCAGTCAAATCTGGAAATACACCAGTATCAATTAATTCCTTCAAACCATTGTAAGCATCTTCTGCTACAACGTGGTTATCATCTTCAATCCATTTAAGTTCTATCGTTTTCATTACACATTCTCCTCAATAAATTTTGCTACATCTGATAAACTCTTAACTGATTCGGATTTTCTGTCAAATACAGAACTATGTCCGACCATCTTTACAAAGTATGTTATACCACGACTTTCTACATAGAAAGCTTTATCTTGTGTGTAAACACCTACATAGTCTTTTGTTGCTTCTACTTTAGCACTTACATTCAAAATTGCTTTCAATCTTTGTTCTATTTGTTTGTTGCCCTTCAAATTGAGTTCATTGTCGCGGCGCCAATCTGCTTCACTATAAGGTCTTTTTACACCTGTTACACTATCCATAGCCCTTTCAGACCAATCTTGACTTCTCTTTGGTCTTGCTGGTCTAGGACCGATTTCTGTTACTTTTGCTGCCCAACTTGGTTTCTGTCCCTTGTTTAGTCTAGCCTTATCAAATGGGGATAAACCATGCTGTAAGACATCATCAATCGTATCTTCAACAATTACATATCCAGCTGCTTTAAGAGCCTTATATGCTTCATTGAAATCGTCAATTTCGTCCTGTTCAATCTTTCCACGGTTCTTCCAATAATCGGCAGTACCCTTGTCTAATTGGTCTAATAGATACTGGCTAACTTCGTCAAAGATTTTGTGTAATGTCTTTGTATTGAAACCACGCTGGAATACAATCTTGTATGTATCGTAGAAGTCCTGAATGTTCAAATCAAAGATACCAGTCTTTCCTACGTGGAACTTTCTGTTCAATTCGTTTACACAGTAAGCATAACAATCTTTAACCTGTGATTTGTCAATCTTACCGACTTTTTCTTTGTTAATGTTGTTTGTATCTTTAGCGAGACTTCTAATAGATTTAATGACTTCAGTTGGCAATACGAATACAGGACCGGCTGTCATATCACCACCACGCAATCTATTTCTTTCAATCTTTTCAAGTTCATCTACGAAATCATCATTTTCCAAGTTATCCATAATTCTCTGTAATTCTTTCTGTAAACCAGTTGTGTTAATAGGGGTCTTAATGTTCTTATCAGACAATTTTTCAATTACACGAACAAAATAATAGTAGTATTGCTGTAATACTTCTACTGCTTTTGGCTTACGAAGGAATGTTACCAATCCATCTACTGTGTCTTGGTCTAACTGATATGGTTTACCAGCTTTCTTTGCTCTGTGCCAATCCCAGAAATTTTGAATAAGTTTATCTTCGTCAGACAAGAAATTCATATCCAAGTACTTGTCTAACTGACCCATAGCAAATTTGTAGTATTTGCCAAATACTTTTTCTACATCTTCTGCGGAAGTACTATTAACAAATTTAATAAGGTCTTTAGGTGGATTTGTTTCGTTGCCCTTCTTCTTTTCATTATACCAATCAAAGAATTGCTTTACATATTTGGCATTTGGGTCTTCGGATTCAGCATTGGCTTCGTGCCATTTTGCTACATCACTCCACCATTCGTGTCCGTCAGCAGTAAAATCCCATTTGCGGCCATCTTTGTAGAAATAATTACTTAAAAAATTAACCCAATATGTATTCTTATTTTTAACAGAAACTGATGGTATGTTACCATTAAATTTAGTTTCAAGATACTTCTCAATAGCAGCTTCAGTCTGTGGGCCTTTGTTTTCAATGTAACGGCCGATATAATAAAACACATTAGCAGAATCTTCGTCATCAAAACCGAGTTCTTCTACTTTACTCTCTACTAGAAACCCCTTACTTTCAAGGAAATGTTGTGCTTGTTCTAATAAATTCATTAAAAACCTCATTAAATTCTATAATGTATTTATAAAAAACTAGGGTCCCCAAGAAGGGGACCCTAGAAGGAGCAGTAATGAATAAAATTTATACGAAATCTGTATCACCAAGTGCGATTTTGAAGTTCTCTTTGGCATATTTGGCATAATCAAGACCATTCGGAACATCCAACTTCAACTGCGCAATTACATTTTCCATTCCAACAGAAAGTGAATTATCCTGGAACAAATACATTCCAAACAATGAACAATCACTTAATTCGTATGTAAAATGACTACCTGTTATGTTTTCGTCATAAGTAACGATAATGTCAAAGAGTGGCTTGTTTTTATCCATATTCCAGTATGTAAAAATTTCGTGGTTATCAAAATCGTATTCATCTACTCGGTCCTTAACCAACTTTTCCAACTGCTTTATGGTTTTCATTACAACCACACCCTTATTCAGATTAACTGGGAGCTGCCAAGCAAGATTTTTTGTCTTAATTAGTTCTTTAAGTATATCTCTAGTTAATTCCATTAGAAATCCTTTTTAATCTTATTTGTGCGTTTTGCCTGAATAATTTGTTTGTTAATCAGTATGGCATCTTGCATTAAATCGTGAACCTTCTGATGCAAATCACTTTCACTGATAATCTTCAAATCCACAACATCGCCATAATCGTAACTCATATTTGGGTGGTAGTTCTTTGAAGCAATCTTGAATTTCGGAAAAATGCATTTTCCATCTTGAAAATTGTCAAATGAAATAGTCATCAGTCGGCCTTGATATTTCATACTATCCGGCAGATAAACCAATTCAACAGAACCACCATTTGCTGAAAAGACATCAAATCCTTCGGCTTCAAAAATTTCTCTAATTCTTTCTATGCTTATCATACTGCCTCATAAGAATCAATCGTGCTGGAATGACTTTGTTCATATTACAATCATCACAGCAACGGAATGTTTCGCCAAACTTGGCATCTTCTTCTTTGGTTTTTCCATTTGCTTCCCAGTAACCACGGGTTGAATTTCCTGGTCCGGTAAATTTCTGTCCACAGAAAGGACAGGTTGTTACAAGTTCTTCAGCCATTTTAAAAATCCTCGTCTAAATGCTTTTTCATTTCGTTAAAATAATACTCTTTATAAGTACGAACATAATTTCTTGCGAACTCCATAACATCAAAATTTATAGCATTAATGTTACAGGTAATATATTTGCCGTGACCCATAAATGTATCACCACAGCCCATTTCACCTGTGTCCTTATCCAACACAATAAAATATTCCAAAAGAACAGAGTTAGGAAGTTTGAAAAGCCAACTCCTTGGCTTTGCGTCACCAACCCAAGTATGTTCTGTACAGAAGAAACCGAGCGGAGCCAACATAGTTTTTAACTTATCTACATTCCATTCAGCCATTTCATTTTCTCCAATTAGTCAATGTTATTGAGGGTGTCAATGATAAATTCAAGCTTGTCCTTCGTGAAAGACCAGGTGTAGTTTTCGTTAAATTCACCGACTTTACCAGATTCCGGTTTACCCCACTTTTCGGTCAGTTGTTCACGAACACGCTTCGGCATATTGAGAGTAGCACGGATTTTTAATTCATCTGTCCATTTCTTTGTATCGGAATCCATATCAACTTTGTTATATCCAATGCTAACGGAACATTCGTCATCGTCAATCCAATAGAATCCGAAAATGCTAACCTTGTTGTCAATAGTTTCCTGCCAACCGTGTTCGCAATCGTAATTGCCATCATAGTGGAGCTTCTTGTTCAAATCCAAGAGTGCCTTGTTCAATCGGAGAGTATCAACACAGTTGAACATAATGCGAAGTTCATTATCGTTACTATCAAAAATTCGTCCGTCAGCCTTAATGTAAATTCTCTTACCAAAGAAGTAGGCCTTAGCAACATAACCAGAACATTCTGTCGGTTCAATAGTGTCAATGTCAATCAGACCAACCACACTAACAGGAACCAGTTCACGAACAGAATTAAATTTCTTGAAAGAACCAACATTCACGAAACGCATTTCCTTCTTTTCTGCCTTCGTAATAATCGCACCGTCAGTTGTCTTTTCAATGTTTTCAAACCAGGTTTCACTAATCAAATTGCCTTCGGAATCCATCAAATTCCAAAGCTTGTTGCGGTTCTTACCAACCTTAATGTATTTGCCATCAAACGGGAGAATTGTGGTGATTTTGGTGAGCTGCGATTTTTTCATAGTGTTACCTCTTTTTTGTTACATAACAAATATACTAATTTATCGCAGTTTTGTCAATGGTTGTAAAGAATTTTATTGTAAAATTTTATATACAAATCTATTTGTTTCAAAATGCTCGCAAAGCCGTTATTCCTGGTCGCACTTAGCCCATACAATAAACCAATCTCTATAAACACATTCTGGTCTACTTGAGCCATTTCCTGGCAAGTCCTGCCATTATAGAGCATTGTGGCTAAAATTCCCAATCCCAATGAGAGTAAGCCAATCTCGGCATCTACTTCAAAATGTAAATTATTGTTTACAAAGACTGGTTTTAACCATAATTTTGTAGAACACCCCTTAATCAGATATTTGTCTTCTCTAATGTTTTCCGAACATTTATGATTTTTAGCCAAATTTATTAAAAAAGTCCACTTATCATCAGTAGACTTAAAATTCGCAAATGTTTGTTTTAATTCGTCTTCAGTCAAAATCATTCTCCATATTTTCTAATTTCTTATTCATTTTAGCAACTTTTTGTTCTTGTAACAAAGATTCAAGACTTAATTTAAAATTTTTTAGTTCTTTGTGTAATCGTTCTTCAGTCAATTTAAAAGATGTAGTGTGTATATTTTTTCTCCACAATCTTAATGATTCAATAGCATAATTTATACCAATCTCACCAGTACTCCATAATACAATCGGCGAAAATGTAACTAAATCTACTCGGTTCAAATCTTTTTCACTGAAATGTTTTTTATCTAAACTATTATAATTTTGTTCGCATAAATTTTCAGTATAAACTGCTAATCTATCTATTCCAGGGTACATATAATACTTAGCTGTGCTACTTTCTTCCTGGTCATAACAATACTTATAAAATCCATACGAACAAATTATTTTATCTACTTCATCAAAAGTCATTTGAAATCCTTTTTCATTTTGCGTTCTCTTTGTTCCGCAAGTATTCTCTTACGCTGTATTATAAGTTTATTTAAATGTTTTTCAAATGGTTCAACTTCTATATAAGTGTGTCTTTTATTTTTATCACCTACTATTTTATCGTGTTTTAAATGTATACTGTCAAACAAATATACTTTACCACCGTATCTACTATATGCTCCTATGAAACTAGAAGGACCATCTCCTTCAAAACATAAACAATAATCATTACCATAACTAAAATAAACCATCAAATGATACTTGCGTATCAAATTATCAAGTTCGTCATTTTCAAATAGTAATCTCATACAAAGTCCTTCTTTATTCGCTCAAGTTTTTCTTTTTCTTTTTCACGCTTTATATATCTTTCAAAAAATCCTTTATAAGTTTCGTATGTTTCTTCTGTGAAATCAAGTCCCTTTGGAATCATTAAAACATAAAATGCATTACTAGCCTTTGGTTCTTCTTTAATGCTCAATGGAGCTTGCCAAACGTGGTCAGTACAATCTCTATCCGCACAAAAACATAACTGTAAATTATCGTGTTGTTCTACCATTTCATATTGTGCTTTTATAAGCGCATATTGACAAAATGTCATTTGAAATCTTCTCCAATGTTCTGTAACTTAAGTCTTTCTTTAAGAGACTTAAAATGTTCAATCAGTTCATTAAATTCTGTTTCATCGTTTTTATCCAATTCAAATGCTTTATCTACAAAGATAAATCTACGAATGTCCTGTGCTACTTTCTGCCCGTTAATATACAGTCTGTTCTTTTCAATATGTAATGAATTTATCTCTCTAATTCTAGTTGCCATTCCAGTCTTAAAATGTATTAAAACACTTTTGTCTAATTTACCTGTATATGGAATGTCAAATTCAGTACAAAATAAATGTTCTTGTCCTGCATCTTCAAATTCATTATCTACTTCTTTACAGTATTTAACAAAATCTTCCATTGTTACACACTTTGTATGTAAATGAACTAGATAATGTCTTATTCTATTTGTCACATGATTAACTTCATCATTTAAATTATGATAAACTAATGTTTGTGTCTGTCTATTGAATAGATTAGCTGTAAGTTGTCCTTGTAAGTATTTTAATTTATCTTCAAGAAATTTAATTCTAGGATCCATTTGATAATCTCTTTTTTGAAAGTTATAACGAAATTTCTTTGAAATTTCGTTGTTTCCTTCGGAAACAATTATTTTATTGATGATTTAATTTTTGTTTGATATGGAGCTTCGGAGGGTGCTTGCCTATTTTAGACAAGCACGAACTTCTGTTTGACAATCATTTTTGTTTTGACTGTCGCTCGTCGGTTTGCAGGCGATTTTACAAATTGACTTACCAGGCGGTCATCCTGTACCTGGGCTTTATTCAATAAAACGCATGACGGCATATTGAGCGGTCGCTACTCGCTCATCATTCGGTTTCATAAGAACGATTCTCTTAATCTATAAACAACCTTGGATTTATAGAATGGCCCGCCCTCTACCGATACTCACATTGAGTTGCTGTTCGCTCCGAGGAACGGGACTTTTCACTAATGTCAGTATCAAATATAGCAATCATTCTTAATTTGTATTAAATTTTTTATTTTTTCTAATCTGCAAAATCTGAATGCATTTTATCCAATTTCTTTATTTCTTTATATCGTTTTTTAATTAAATCTGTATCGTTTTGGATTTTACTATTAAAGTATTCTGCAATTTTATTTTGGAACTCATAGTCTGTTTTCCATTCGTGACTTTCTTCGTCATATTCGTCAGCTACAACATACAAACCATCTTTTTCGTCCAATATACAAAAATGGGTCATTTTGTAATTTCTGTATTTTTTATGATTCCAATCTGTTCCTTCTGTATAACCACAGTCAATTTCAAAACTATGGATTTCACCAAGATTAGTTTTCATTGTAAACCTTATTGGAATTGTGTGAGTTTCGTTTCGTTCACTACCAGTCCATTCATAATTGTTTCTGCCGATATGAAGTTCTGTAATCTCAAAACTATCGCCTTCAAACTTATAAAAATGTCTTTCTTGTGATTCTTTTATGAAAAAGTCAATATAAATCATTAAAAATCTTCCTTCATTTTGTTTAGTTTATAATCAACCATAGCCTGTTTATACAGTTTACTATATCGTTTAATTTCTTCTTCAACTTCAACCAAATAATTTTTCAGTTCTGTAAGATTATTTACTTCAAGTTCTTCTCTAGCATAAATCAGACCATTCATAACCATAAGTCTGCGACAAGTAAGTCCATATCGGTCAATGGTAATTGCTCTAGCTGTGTTTTCTGTCGGTAAATCATCGTCTTCAGGATACATAGTTTTAGTTACGATTTCATACGCAACTGAACCTTCACTATATTCTTGCTTGTGAAGGAATGGAAAATCGTCAAGATACTTTATAATTTCTTTGTAGCCCATAGTATTTAAATCTCTAAGTTTATACATATTTAATATAGCAAAAAATGTTCTAGTTCGCAATAGTTAATTTACACTTTTGTTTCAACTAGAACTTCAATAATTCACGCCAGTTAGACAAAATCTAGCTGATATTTTAATGGAGAAAAAATATGAAACAAAAGAAAACCTACGCAGAACGATTAGAACTGTATAATAAAAGAATGTCGCATTTTAAAACAAAGTTCACACCTGAACAACTTGACGAATTTGGGAGAGGTGAGAACGTAAGACTCATTCCGCAGTTGTTAAGATTATGGCTCGTTTTGAATATGAACCGATTTATTGAAATTGACGAAATGATGGATACTTATGCTCATTTTGAAAATGACAAGAACAAAACAACTTGGTGTCCGATTTTACAGATTATCAAGCGAGAACTTTGTCACGATAAAGTAAATGCGAAAAAAGAAATTGAGAGAACTATATCTGATTTGACAAATAACAAGTTCCACTTCTACCACTTAACACCAATGGAACAATTATATACTTACGGTGTGGACGGTTATGACCCAGCTCGTATTTTCACTGAAGATATAGGGACAGTCAAATGGAATGCATATCAGTTAATCACTGTTCTTCGTCAACTGTTATCTTGGTTGAAGAAAGCACCTGATTACCAATATCCAGCCGAAAAAGCGATGGCTTTGGGTGAATAAAGAAAAGGACGATTTTTAATCGTCCTTTTTTAATCTTCAAAATCGGAATTTAATTTTTTCATTTTCAGCCAATTTTTAGCTTTCTTTTTGTTAATGAAAACCTGTTTGGCTAAAAATCTCAAACAGAAATCTTCCCATTTTTCTATTTTCTCGTCTGAGAAAGAATCAATTACTGGAATTTCAAAGAACAGATGTGCGTGATAATGTCTGTCATAGATTATATAATCTTTTCGCCTTTCTTCACGCATATCTTCTCGTCTGATTACAGTAATGTTAAAATTCCAGTAAGATGTTGTTTGTGGAACATTACCATTAGTTCCAACAAAGGATTCATATTCAGCCCCATTTAAAGTTACACAGAAAAGATAGTTTTGTGAAATTTCGTGCATATCCTTTGGACAGCGATTACATCCGAGTTTACTTGCCCAGACCTGAATACGATTTCTAACCTGTTGTGGAGTTATAAAACTGTACTTTCGGTCTTTTTTAATCTCATCTAACTTTTCTTGTGGTATCTCAATTAAGGCCATTTTTCCATTCCTCAATAGTATTATACAGACTATTATCTCGTCTGAATATAGTAGTTAATTGTTCTTTTATTTCATCCAATGTTCCACAATCATAATAGGTTTCACAACCAAGCATATTTTTAATTATTTTGTTAGAAATTGGATGGGAAATTTCACAGTGCCAATGAGTAGGAACATCTGGTCTGTAAACCAATGAAATAGTAATATGGTTTCTGTAATAACCTGTTTGTGGATTTATGTTATCTGAGAACAATCTCATTTTATGGCTTTCAAGTGTCTTTTGCCACTGAGCACGTTCTTCCGCTGTTCCATCAGGCCAAGGACCATCTTCAAATGCGATGTCTACACCTTCTTTTACATACAAGTTTTCGTCATCTTGACTTGGGTTGTTAGAACAAACTATATTGAAGCGTATTGGTGAATCAACATAATCAAAATTACATTCGCCATTGAATAAGAACTTAACATTCGCATTTTTAAATTCTGTATTCAAATCAGTCAACATTCCGAAAACATCATCTTCCTGAATATGGAGTTCTTTCTTTTTCTGCTGAACACCTTTCTGTAATTTTTCGTGTTCACATTCCATATCAGTAATAGTTTTCTTTAGTTTCTTACAAATGTCTTTGGCCTTTGTGCCTTCTGCCCATTCGTCAATCGTGCCTACCCAGCGATAACTACTGTAACCATATCTACGGGCAAATCCTCGTCTTGTGAACAGCATGTGATTACAGGCATTTCTGTTACCCCAATTCAAGTATTTCTTGTAATAAATTCGGACTGGGTTGTCAATATACCAGTTATAAGAAACACCTTCATCTTCAAGATTAACACAAATTTTAATGTCCGCCTCAAAAGGATTTGTTTTTTCGTTCTTTGAGAATCGTAGTTTATATGTCAATCGGCAAATGTTCGCCCTTAGACTAGAATAACACTGGTCATTGTAATCTACTAAAAATCCATTGGAAGTAAATTGACTAATTACTTTGTCTTTATAATCATCAATTTCTGCTTCTAGTTTTGTGAACCAATCATTTTTAATTTGTTCACGATATGTTGCGTCTGTTGTATATTTGGTCTTGTCATCGCAACAATTTTGCCAATCAAGCGCCCAAATATGACTTTTTAATTCGTCTGTGATTTGCTGGTTTATAAGCATAGTTTACCCATTACAAATGATACGTGGAAGTTCTTCCCAAGGAACATTCTGGCTATTTTGTTCGCAAGTAGAGAACTTATTGCTAATGAAATGTTGTCTGCCACTTCGCATAGTAACAACAATTCGTTCACCATCACCTGAAATAGAGAAACTTTCTACATACTTCAATTTGATGTAGTCAATGAAAGTTCCAGTTGAATCTTTAGTAGTTACAATAAGATAATTATTCATAGTTTAATCTCCTTAGTTATAATATAAAAATGGGTATTGAGTTTGTTAATACCCACATAGAATGAAATGGTTTTAAACCAAACTTATAATTTTATTCCTAATAATTTAAGATCTGTTCTTCTAAGTATTTTAATACCATTATCAATCATACAATTATATTTTTGTTTGGCATTAAATAGTCCTATTTCAGTTTTATCGTGCGGATCTATATAATTATTTTCTTTATCAAAAAATTGGTCTCCTTTTATTTCAACAATTTCTACTTTACCATCTGGATATATTAATTTAAAATCTGGTAGATAAGTTCTTTCAATACCTTCGAAATCAATCCATTTAAAAGTTATATTTGGTTGATATTCATATTGTATCTTACTTTCAATTAAATATTGTTCAAATTTATATTCCCAGCTACTATCATAATTTTTACCATTAGGTGCTGTATAACGACAACACATTTGTTTTTTATGAACTTCTGGATTTTGTGAATTATAATAATATCCTGTTTTATTATAATAATTTTCTTTTCGTTTTTCTATAACTTTAGGATTATTAAATGGTGTATCATATCCTGTTTTTTCTTTATATTTTTTAAAGAAATTTTCTTTTATTTCTTGAACTTTCATTGGATTTGTTTCACCATATTTTTCAAAACAAGTTATTTTATTTTGTTCACTATTATTCCAATATTTGTTTCCATATTTTTCTTCACAAGTTTTTAATGCTTTTTCACGATTTGTATAATTTTCATTATTATATTTTTCTAGTTTAGTTTTTTTACTATTTTCTTTCATTTTATCAGATTGAGTTGCATATTTTACACCAAATTTTTGTAAACATGTATTTTCAATTTTTTCTTTAACAATTTTTAATTGAAAAGCATTTTCTACATCTTCACCATATTTTTCTTTTAATGTTTTTCTTACTTTTTGTTTATACGTTTCACTACTATTTGTTTTTGACATATAAAGTTTATAACATTCTTTACAACAAAATTTATTATATCCATAATTAATTTTGCCTAAAAATTTTGTTGTATTACCACATATATAACAAAGTCCTTCACCAGGTTTTTTAAAATATTTATCGTAATATTCTTGTTTTGATATATTGTGTTTATCTGTTATATGTTTACTTAAAGCCCAATATGTTTTAAAGGGCTGACCACAAATTTTACATATTATTGTGTCATTCATATTATTCTCCGTTAAAAATGTTAATGTAGATTACAGTCTACAATATATTTATAAAAGTTAGGTGGATGCTGTAACATCCACCAAGTGCCACGGAGGAAGCACCTGTCCTTTTATGTTTCTTTTGATTTTAAACATATAGTCATACCAAGAAAACCAATAAAATATAGACCAGCTAAAACTAAATATAGATTTGTACCAGTAAATATATTTGCTAATACAGGACCTATTATTCCTGCAATACCCCATCCAGATAAAGTCATAGCATGTACAGTTGAAACACAATTTTCTCCAAAGTATTTAGATAATAAACTTGGCAAAGTAGAAAAATTGCCACCATAAGCAAATTCAATGAGTAAAATACCAAATAATGCGGGCCAAGCAAATTGTGTATAACATAAGAAAGCACCAATAATACCTATACTACAAATATAATGGTAAGTACACTTTCTTCCGATTTTATCGCTCACAGTACTCATACCAAATCTACCGAGAATGTTGAATACGGCAGTCAAACTCATAATTGTTGCGATTTCTTTAAAACCAAGTCCTGTAAGCAATCCTTTCTCCTGCGAAATAATTGCCAACCCACAGGATATGTTAATACAGAACATTAACCATACAGAAATATATTGCTTTGTTAGGAATGTGTACTTAACTAGAGTGCTAATAGGGATAGCAGTATAGACCGTAGAAATGAACGCTGGATTTGGTTTAAACAACCACGAACATACACTCATAATGAGCAGGAATGCCACAGCAAGGACAAGGAACATAGTAGGTAGAGATACAGCCGTAAGCAAATACTCAATGGCTGGAGCAGCTACGAACTTACCCAATCCAAAACCAGTAATAGCCAAACCAGATGCTAAACCTTTATGATCTGCGAAATTACTGAGCAACTGCTTAATAGGTGAAACATAACCAATACCAGTACCACATCCCATAAAGGAACACCCAACATAATACAGTGGTAACAAGTGGAATTGGAGCGAACAGAAAACAAGTATCATACCAATAAAGAACAATATGGTACTGATACAAGCCATTCGTTTAGGGTTAAGTTCTACCATTCTACCAAAAGTGGCAGCACCCATACCCAGGAAGAAAATGATTAAAGTAAAACCAATGTCAGTTGAGAATTTACTTATATCAAACCATTCCATTATGTTTTTAGCATATTGAGAATAGTTATAAACTGTGCCAAGACAGGTTGGCAAGAAGATTCCGTGGAATTAAAATGTTAAGAAATCTATTTATCTTTGTCATACTTAACCTTCATAATTGTCAAAATAATTGTTAATAAAGTTGCAATTCCATAATTGAAATAGATAGGGATTTGCCATAAACCAGTTTTATAATTCGTATAAAACACAAAAACTGCTGAACACAAATTTCCAACAAAGGCTAGGATAATAAATCCTACTGAAATTTGTTTAGCAGATTTTTCTTTATAACATTTAATAAGTTGCGGAAATAAATTTATAGCAAATGCTCCGGCACCAATAATGCCGAATAACCAACAAACTGTTTCAATCATAATTGTATTCTATTTATTATTTAAAATCTTTCTGTATATTTTCTAGTTTAAAATTCATTTCAGTTGTTTTTATTTTCTTGATTACATTTTTAACGGCAGTTTCAAAAGATTCCTTATCATACATTTCAGCATATTTTTTACCATCTTTTGAACAATAAGCCAAAACTTCATCTTCACAACACATCCTAAATCCATCATCTTTTAAGTATTTTATTTTATCGTAAAAATACAGTCTATTTCCAGTTACTTTATCGTGTGGATTTTTTGATAGAACTACAATCGTGGATGAAGTTGGAGTTTTAAAAATGCTATTTGAAAATCTCCAAGGTCTATACTCGTCTAATTCAGGAGCGGTGTATTCCACCAATCCCAATTTATTACAAACTTCTATTACTTCTTCTCTTGTAATCATTCAAAATCTTCCTGTAGTTCTCTGATTTTGGCTTTCGCCTTTTTCTGCTTCTTTTTGATGATTAGACTCTTCCAAGTTTTAGCTGTCTTATCATTTAATTCGTTAAGCAGAGCCATATATTTATTATTCAAAGATTTGTACTTTGCTGCTGCGAACGCAACCAGTTGGTCTTCTGTTTTGAAAAACGAAAATGGCTTGAAGGTATATTCACCAACTATACAAGCAGTTCCATCCCAATAATCTTTATTATTTTTCCATTCGTTGTTTATATCAACTTCAAGATTTTCGTAATAGTAAATTCCGTCTTTGTCAATGTCTAAATCAACCAGAGTATTAAAAGCGAAGTTAAAAACAACATTATAAGTTTTATTATGAATCCACTCAGCTTGATTTTTATTTGAAGCATTGTTATAAAATCCATACGAAAGACCGCGTCCTCTACAAGGTGACTTGCCCCAGTTAATCAACGGCATATAATTTTCATCTGTTATGCGAAGAACCTGCTCAACCCAAGGCACACCACACTTGTCTGTGATTTTATCACAAATTCTAACCATATCATCGTTATCAAAAGTCATTTTTCAAATCTTCCAGTTTATTTTCAACTTCTCTTTGTTTACAGAGTCTAACCAATTCTCTAACAACTTTAAGTTTACAGTTGAAATCAGTTTCATTGTATAAAACATTTCCATTATAAGTAATTGTTTTACCATCAGTACTAATGTCATTCGGTAATACAGTTTTCTCATCAGTAGTACAATAACAAATTATCCAAGTTGCTTTTATAAACTTTGATTTTATGTTAGCAATATACCAATTTTTACTGTATTCTTCAGGTTGTAAATGGTTTTTCTCACAGAGTTCCATAAAATCATTTAAAGTCATTTCCCATAATCTCCAGTCTTTCTTCTACCTGGGCTACTTTAAAATCGCCGATTAGTTGTTTAATTTGTTTGTCTAATTTCGTATAAATTCTCGGTCCAATGTCCGTATATTGTTTGAACAACATAAACTTTCTACCCAATACTTTTGACGCAACTTCTAAAGCTTGGAATTCTTTTCTTGTGTTTATGCTCATCACGAAATCTTTATCATTGAACCAAGCTCTATGAACATTATCAATTATTTCAATATCAAGTCCGTTATTTTTTGCTAGTTTCTCAAATGCTTCCATTCGTGTCATCAGCAAAATCCTTTTCAAGTTTGAGAATCTTCTCGCCAGATTTAATATAGGCTTTGAGAGCTTCATTTTCTCTTTTAATCATTTCAACCAACAGTTGTAATTGTTCGTGTTGCTTTTCCAAAGTAATTATTTGGTCTTCCAAAAAATCAACTTTACCTTCAAGGCCTTTAATATGATTACGACTTGCTTCTACATATCGTTCAATTTCATGTGTCATATTACGCATAAACTGGTCTGAAAATTCGTATTCTTCGTACATTAGAAGTCTCCTTGTAATCTTTTTAGTTTCTGTTTGATTTTGTATTCTTTTACCAACAATTCAGGACTGAATGTTTGGTAACGAGTTTCGTAAATCTCTTTGGCTTTGTAAAAGTTTTCAATAATGCTTTCAGCCTGGCCTTTTCTGTAATCTGTAAAAAGACCTTTATTATTCATAGCCTTTATGAGCTGAACATTAAATCGTTCTTTCTTGAAAACTTCTTCAATTTCTCTTTTGGTTTTATTCAGTTCTTCAATATACCATCTGCTATCGTCAATAAAGTAATCTTCTTTTCCATAACCGACCATTAACTCATAACGCTTCATAACCATATCTTTAATGTATTCAAAATAATCTAAGTAGTGATTAAAAATGTTTGTCAGATAAGTATCTTCAACATCTACATAGAATTCCATATTTTTAATGACTTTGCGTTTGGCTAATTTGTATTTAATAAGTCCAATGAGCATTTAGAAATCCTCCGCAACATCAAGTTCTTTCAAAGTTTGTTCAAAAACTTTCCACACAAATTCGGGTTCCAATTTATCCAAAGTATTCAGGTCAATGACTTTCAAAACCGGCAATCCACAATAATTATTAACTGGTTCTGGTTTCATACTGATAGCATAAGTGTCCTGAACAACATCTTTAAAGAAAATGGCATAATGCTTACCAGTATCAAGGAAACGCTTGAAATACATTGGAAAAGATTTTTGTGGAAAGTTTATATACATATTTCTAATTTAGAAAAATCCTGTCAAAAAACAATACTAAAAATCCTTCTCAATGGATTTATATTTTTCAACTAAACTTAGTTCTTTATCAAAAAGTTCTACTTCGCTAATCATTTTCAGGAATTCATCATAATTAAGTTGATACCAAAACTTATATTTACAAAGTAATTCCATTTCTCCTAAGTCAAGTGGTTTTCCGTCCAGACCCCTTTCGTGACTGGCTATATCCAATTTTTCCGGATACAAAAACAAATTAAAATAGTTAAATCTTTTCCAATAATAAGTTTCACCAAATGCTGACACAAAGCGACAGTTCGCTTTTAGATAAGCTAATATGTTTGGTTCAATTTTAACTGTACTACTCATATAAAATCTTCATTCATCTTTATAATTTTTTGTTCGCATTTATAGTACTTAAGCAGTTCCATATTCATATTCAACAGTTCTATAAATTCGTCCTGTGTCATAGAATACAAATGTAAATCATTATCTCTAATGAAGGTTAAATGTTTAGAATTTATGTCTGTGCAAAAAGTCTTAACTGACCATGTTCTATAAACATACTCAATTTCCTTATCCGAAGCATCTTTATTTGCTAAATTATATTTCTTTAAAATTCTTTTAAACTCAGCGAAAGTCACTTTTTGCTTTCCTTATTCGTATTTTTGTTAAACATTCTTTCCATTCGTGTTTCAAAGCATAAATTGCTTTTTGAACTGCTTCAGTATCTTTTAATTTGTATTGAGGATAGATAATAGTCATATCATCTTCAAATTCAGTTCCACCTTCAATGCTATCATATTCATAAGTGTAATGCTTATTTTTACTCTTTTTCATTGTCAAAACTTCTGCGATATAAACATATTCTTCACCAGGCGGAGAATATATTACAGTTGGGCCGTCATACTCATAACCCAAATCGCAATACAAAGCACCATCAATGCCACAGCATTGCCCGATTTTTCCATCAAAACCCAATCCATTACAAAATTCTTCAAGTTCTTTAAGTGTCATAAAAGTCTCCTTTTATTTCTTCTTCTCTGATTTTATTCAGTTCGCTTTTCCATTGTTTCTGTAAATCAACCAGTGCCTTTTTAATTTGTTCATCATCACTCAAATCATATTTTGGGTATTTTTCTTTCATTGAATATGTTTCTGATTTAGGGTCTTTAACTCCTTCATAAGCATATATTTTATGAACACCAGCAAAGAAGTGTGGTTTTTTCATAATATGAACTCTAGGACTAATATAAACATTTGTGTCATCAACTGGTTGATAAATCAGTGTCGGACCTGTATATTTTTCGGGATTCAAATTAGCATAATATGAACCTCTTACACATCTGCCTGGCTCACCACAGAAACCAAGTGATTTACATAATGTTACAAGTTCTGCTTGTGTCATTCAAAATCCTCTTTAATTCGTCTCAGTTTATAAAATTCGTCAATCTCTTTTATTGTCTTTCGGCAGTATGTTTCAAAACATTCGCAAGCTTTTTTATAGTTTGAAACTGCCCACCATTTACCTGGAAATCGGATAAATCGTTCACCTGATTCGGGGTTCTTGTAATATGAACACACAAATTTATCTCTATAAAGTAAATTGGTTTCAAAATTATTTGTATTAAGAAAGTCCCATTTCAAATTAAATTTCTTATAAAAATTTTCAAAATCAACACCATTCATACAAAGTCCTCATTCAGTTTATTTATTTTATCTTTTACATTTTGCTTCTTTATTTCCAATGTTCTGTGTTTTAACAAATTATCTATTGCGATAGGATTTAACAGTCGCATCGGCTTTCCATTGTTATTATAAGTAATAAAAGCAACATTACGATTTGGGTCTTCATAAGTTGTGTCTGTTTCAATTCTACCCAGCAAATAATTTCTATAACACAGATACAAATCTGCGTCTACTTCAATTCCGTATTTGTCCATCAAATTGTAGTATTCATCAAAAGTCATCTGACATTCTCATTAGTCTAATTTTTTCTTCGTATTGCTTTTTGAGCAACTTATATCGTTCAAGTTCTTTAAAATTGCTTTCTACTTGTTTTTCTATTTCTGTATATCTGCGTTTGAAACAATCAAAATCATCTCTAGTGTTCAGCACACCAAGCTGGAGTGGAGTTCCCTGAGCAGACAATCCATAAGCATATTTTACACCATCTATGTATTGACAAAGTAAAGCCGGCTTGGTAATCTGCATTAACATTTCCCAATCACAGTTATTATTGTTAATTCGTTTGAAAATCAAAACTGGTTTTTTGTATTTTTCCAGTTGATATGCTGAGTAATTATTAACTCTTTCAATCGCATATTGTTCTGGAACAATACGAAAATTCTCAAAGTCATTATCACTACTAAACGCAGCAATTATTTTCCATAAATTTAAATCGGACTGACTAAAATCCAATGGTCTAAAATTACAATCGTAAGTATCATACAGGCCAACAGTTCCACACTTATCTGCGAAATAGCGAACCATTGACATATTGAACTTTGCCATTGTTTCATATTTTTTGTTCATTAGAAATCCTCTTGTAAACTTTTAAGTCTGTCTGCAATTTTGATTTTCTTTACAAACAAACAATAATTTTGCTGGTAATCTCTCATACATTCGTCAAGCGAAGTATAACTTTTGAGAACAACATAATCTTTTATTATGGAATACAGATAACCCTGATGGTTCTTAATTCCAGTTATATAACTATAACACGATACCTTAGAAACTTTCAAAATCACAACATTTTTCGTATCTATAAATTCAATTTCATTTGTAGCCGTTTGTTCAGGAAAACGAGTGAAATTTGTTTTGTATGCGGCTAATTTTTTAGCAATTTCAACTGCTTGACTTGGATAAATTGTATTGTCATAAGGCTTAACTTTGTAATCATTAACCTTCATCATTCCTTTTAAGGCAAGAATGGCTGCGATAATGATTACAAAACCAAAAAATGCTAATGTTAAATTTAGTATCATTATCATTGAAAATCCTTTTCTAAGTTTTTGATTTTAAGTTGTTCTTCTTTTTCTTTCAACTCTTTCAGGCACTTGGTTAATGTTTGTTTAATTTCTTTATAATTGGGGGTTTTTATTACTGGGTCATAATTATCGTGTCCTACCCAAATTAGTTTGTTATTATGTTCAGTATCAAAAATTAGATTAGTGAAACACAAACAATCTGTAATTCGTTCTTCGTCATAACGGAAAATATAAATTGTGCTTGGGTCTTCAATATAATCACCATCTGTCACATAATATGCAGACGGAATTTTGACTGAACACTGCCAACCCTTAGTATCATCTTCAAAAATGATACCGAGTTCAGTCGCAATCTGTTTAATTGGTTCTATTTGCTTATTCAAAATCTTTCTCCATTTCCACTTGTCGCCTCAATGCTTCAAATTCCTTTGCGGACTTGATTTTGAAATTCAATGCGGCAATTATTTTATCTTTAGTTTCCAACAATCCACCTTCGTCAATCTCTTTAGGGACGTGGCTCATATAGATAGAATACTTTCTTCCGAACTTGTCAATACTACCAACATAAAAATCCTTATAGAATAAAGATTCGTTTTGGAAACCTGGTTGAGCTTGATAAGTAATTCCAAGTTGGTCGCAAATGTTTAAAATATCTTTCTTTCTCATCAAAAATCCTTTTCCATTTTTTCCAATCGGGCATTTATGTACTTGTTTTTAATAGAAACAATTTGATTTGAAATCAACTGACGAGCTTCTTCTACTTTAGTAGCAAATTTGTCCTGATATACACCAGAATAGTGTCCGTATTCGTTAAGATTATCAGTATAATTTTCAAAAATAATTAAACTTTTTGAACTCCAATCGTTAGTTCCGAAATTTGACCGGTCTGGTCTGTAACCACAAATCGGGTATTCATTATAATATGCCGAAGTAGTATCAGCATCATAATACAAACCAAATTCATAAACAAGTGCAATGTAATCTTTTTTAGTCATTAAAAATCCTCTTGAGCTTTGAGTTCTTTAATTTTCTGTGCTGCTTTCTTGTAATTTTCAACTGCACTGTTTACTTCTACCTTAAATTCTTCCAAATCTCCTGAAAAGTCATACCAAGAATTTGTAACCAATTCGTACTTACCATCCCATTTTCTTACTTCAGTTCGGGTATAAATCACGAAAGTCCCAGCATATTCATAGATAATCTTATAACTTGGGTTGATTAGTTTATCATTAAACTTCCAGTCTCGCCCATTCCAACGAGTCAATCCGAGACTTTTAAGAAAATCTCTACACTGAAGAATTTCTTTTCTGTTCATTACTTCTTTACCTTCTGTTTATTTTCAACTGTAATCTTCAAGCGAGAAAAATCACCATTGAAAATGAACGAACCAACCTTAAATTCGTTGTGAAGTTCCTGACCAATGCTCAATGTATTGTAGAAATCACAATCCACAGGAATTTGGAGGAACTGCTTATTTGCTTCGTTCTTGATATGTTCGCTAATACTCAGCGTGAATGTGGACTGCTTAATCTTAAATGTAACAACACACATTTCATCGGCGAAAGCAGAAAGTGCGAACAACATAACAATCAAAAAGATTTTCTTCATTTTAGTTCTCCTTAGTAAACATTCTTTACTGTGGTTGCTCGTTTGTAATCTAATTTTTCTTTATCACAATAGGTTTCAATGAAATTTCTAAAATTTTCTGCTTCTTTGAGTGTATCAAAAATAGCAAACATTTTACTGAACTTTATGTGATGGTCTATATTTAACCGCATTGTATGCCAGCCCTCGTTCATACACGAAAAAGCACCTTGTTCCATTTCATAATCATTCATTCCATAGACCTGAAAACGAAATTTTCCATCTTCAGTTTCGGCAATTCGTGTAGTGCCTTCCGGTGTCATTCTGTCTTTGACAATATCAATTAGTTCCTTGAAAAATCCCATATT